CGTTGCTAAAGTAAGTATGTTAATAAAGCAAGGTAACATAGAAGATGCCGCTGGAGAAATGGCAGATGCTATGGCTGATCAAGATGGCGGCAGTGATAAGTTTGATATGGTAATGGCACGAGCTCAAGAATACATTGAAGATTATATGGACAATATGGGCGAAGGTTACGACAACGAGCCAGATCCAGAATATCAAGATCACAAGCATATGACAAAAGATCTAAGCGGTGGTATTAACCGTGAAAAGAAAGCATACGCAAAAGCACAAGACGGTGACAATGCAATGGCTGTAGAAGCTATTAAAGCACAACTAATGAAAGCACTAGAAGAAAAGAAAAAGCCAGACGCAAATAAGAATGGCATTCCGGATTATGCAGAAGATGGCAAAGGTCCAAACGATCTAAAGAAGAAAAAGAAAAAATAATCTACGGTGGGGTTACACCAAATAGGGCCTACGGGCCCTATTTTTTTGGATAAGTATTATTATGAGTAAATCACTAGATGGTGTATTAACTAAAAAGGCTAATACGCAAGAAACATATACTGAAGTACAGATTCAGGATCTTATGCAATGTATGGATCCTAACGAAGGTTACTTACATTTTGCAAAGCATTTTGCATACATACAACATCCGGTAAAAGGTAAGTTGTTGTTCGATCCTTATGAATATCAATTACGTTTGATGCATTCATATCATAACTACCGCTTTAATATTAATATGATGCCAAGACAAACAGGTAAAACTACCTGTGCTAGTATCTACCTTGCGTGGTATGCTATGTTTCACCCGGACCAAACTATTCTTATTGCTGCACACAAATACACAGGTGCGCAAGAGATTATGGCACGTATCCGCTATGTGTATGAAACTTGTCCAGATCATATTAGAGCAGGCGTTACTAGTTATAACAAAGGTAGCATTGAATTTGAAAATGGTTCACGTATTATAAGCCAAACAACAACGGGCAACACAGGACGTGGTTTGTCTATCTCACTACTATACTGTGACGAGTTTGCATTTGTGCAACCTAACATTGCTGAAGAATTTTGGACTTCTATATCGCCTACACTAGCAACAGGTGGTCGTGCTATTATTACTAGTACACCTAACTCGGACGAAGATACATTTGCTACTATTTGGAAACAAGCAGAACAAAAATTTGATACACACGGTAATGAGCAAGAAGTAGGTGTTAATGGATTTCACGCATTTAGAGCAGAATGGCAGGAACATCCTGATAGAGATGAAAAATGGAAAGAAGATGAAATTGGACGTATTGGAGAAGAAAAATTTCGTCGTGAATACGGATGTGAATTCTTAGTATTTGACGAAACACTAATTAATTCAATTAAACTTGCCGCAATGGAGGGAGTTAATCCTATACTTAATATGGGACAAACCCGCTGGTATAAAAAGCCTACTAATCAATATACATACTGTATTGCATTAGATCCGTCAATGGGTACAGGCGGAGATTATGCTGCTATACAAGTATTTGAATTGCCTAGTTATGAACAGGTAGCAGAGTGGCAACATAATCAAACTGCTATACCTGGACAAATAAGAGTACTTGCTGACATATGTAAATATATAGAAAGTTGTACACAAAATTCACAAGGCATATACTGGAGTGTAGAAAACAATGGGTTGGGAGAAGCCGCACTTATCGTTATCAATGACTTTGGGGAAGAAAATATACCTGGTCTGTTTGTTAGTGAACCTATACGTAAAGGACACGTTAGAAAGTTCCGCAAAGGTTTCAACACAACGCACAGTACCAAAGTTACGGCTTGTTCCAGACTTAAAACAATGATTGAAAATGATAAAATGCTTGTACACTCAAAACCATTTATATCTGAATTAAAAGGTTATGTTGCAACAGGTTCAAGCTATCAAGCCAAATCAGGTATGACTGATGATTTGATTAGTGCAACACTATTAGCAATTAGAATGATGAGCGTACTTAAAGACTGGGATCCTAGAGTGTATAGTACATTTAATCAGGCAGAAGATTTAGAGGATTATGAACCGCCGATGCCAATCTTCATTAGTAGCAACTATTAGATAAATACATTATGATTGAACAAGATAAAATAAGCGAAGATCTTTTTAAAAAAATACGAGGTAGATTTCCAGAAGTTACTATCGGTGATGCCGAAGGTATGGTAACTAACGAGCCTTCAAAAGCAAGATTTTTTGATTTTGATTATAAGGGTTTAGGAAAAGTAAGTATTAGTATTTCTGAGGAAGATGGTTTATCTGTAATATATTCTAAAGATTTTATTAGTAACGAAGATGAACTAACAAAAAAAGATTGGTATGATTTTTTAAAAGAACTTAGAGTTTTTAGTAAAAAAAGAATGCAAGACTTTAGTGTTCGAGACATTAATAAAACAAATTTGACAAAAAGAGATTACAAATTTTTAGCAAATCGATCTGGGGACGATACAATGACAGAATCAAAACTTTACGGTACTAGTCGTGTAAGCTATCAAAAAGTAGGCGAAGCACGTATTATGATTAAGCATACAGAAAACATTAATCAAGAAAGTGCTACAGGCAGAACACAAAAGATTGGTAAGATCTATATTGAATCACCCGAAGGTGAAAGATTTAAATATCCATACAAACATCTAAGTGGTGCAAGGGCAATGGCTCGTCACGTATCAGAAGGCGGCACAGCCTATGATGATTTTGGCAAGCATATTGTAGGTCTTTCAGAAGAAATGTCTAAACTACGCAAGTTTAAAAACTATATGGGTCGTAGTGCTGTAATGGCAGAAAGCCTAGCAGGATATATGGACATTGTCAAAGAGCGTATTACTACAGTTAAGAAGACAATTGAGAGTTTACAAAAGCCGGCATATTACAAAGAAACATTTGAAGCATTTAATCCCCCAGTACTAGAAGATGTTCCGAGTGATGTACGTGAAAACTGGATTGATGAGTTAACTATCAAGCAGTTTAACGAAGAACTAGCAGATGTATTTCCATACATTTACAAACTAGTATCAGAGGCTACACTAGCAAAACAATTAGGCCCAGATGATATACTAGGCGAGTCAGATGAGCAATTGGATGAAATTGCACCAGCAGTACTATTGCTTGGTACAGCTATACGAGCAGCAGTTCCTGCACTTACACGTATAGGTGCAAATATTATTGCAAAAGGTGGCAGCGCAGCAGCAAGAGGTGCAGGCGCAGCAGCAAAAGGTGTAGGTACAATGGCTGTAAAACATCCTATTGCAACAACAGTAGCAGGTGGTGCAGCATACGCTGGCAAAAAAACAGGCGATGCAATTGACGCAGTAGGCGATATGGCCGCTGATTTAAAAGGTGATGCTGACGCATTAATTGCACAAGCAAGCGACGGCATTGATGCAATACAGGATCAGGTTACAGCAGCAATAGGCAGCAGCGGTTTCCTAAAAGTTGCTAATTTTGCATCTAAATACGCACTACCAGGATTAGCAGTTGTTGGTCTTCTTTATGGCGGTAAAAAAGTAATTGATATGTTATCAGACAAAGCGGACGATGTTGAAAAGGAAAATATAGAAATTGACGAAGGTTGGAAAACTGATGCTGCATTAGGCGCATTAGGTGGCGCATTTCTTGCAGCATTTGCAGTTCCGGGTGTTATACCAGCCAGTGCAGCATTAGCAACAAAACTTGCAGCTTTGAAAGCATACGCAGGAGCAGGCGCTTTAGCAGGCTCAATAGGTGCTACAATAGGCGGCGCACTGAAGAGAAGAGATCAAAAAAAGAAAGCAAAAGAAGAGTTTGAACTAGAACAGGCATTTGAAGACACAATGGGACAGTTTGCTGACCACGTTTGTGAAGAATGTGGCAATCCTAGCTGGCGCACACTTGACGAAGAAAAGCAAAAAGGCGTTGATGGCAAAGTATGCTGGAAAGGCTACAAGCGTATGGGCACCAAAATGAAAGGTGGCAAGCGTGTAGATAACTGTGTTAAAGTAGGCGAAGATGATACAGACGAAGGCAATGCATACGCAAATGCAGTACGTCAGGCTAAAAAAGACGGCAAGAAAAAAGGTGATAAAATCCAAGGCCCAGACGGTGATGAAATTACTATTGAAAAGGACGATAAGACACCATTAGGCGAATTCATATTATCATACTATGATAGAGAAACAGGCTTGTTTCCAAAAGGCGAAACCGCAGTATTAACTATGGTTGAGAAAGACTACGGCGAAGAGTTCATAGAACCCGCAAAGGCTTTCATTGAACAGGTACAAGCACTCTTCGATGAGTATCAGATGCGTACACAACCACAGCAGTTGGATACAGAAGAGTTTGACAGAGTAAAAGAGTTAGCGGGTTTAAGATAATCCGCTAACTCTTTAAAATAATTTGTAAAAAGTACTTGACTTTTTATAAATAGTATCGTATAGTATATATTGTGCTATACGAATAAGGCACAAAGCACATAGGCATAACATTATAGGAGGCACAACTATGGCATCATTAGCAGAAATTAGAGCAAAGCTCAAAGAACAAGAAGCACGTACATCAGGTGCATCAAACGGCCCATCTGGTCCAAACCCAATTTACCCGTTTTGGAATATTAAAGAAGGCGAAAGCGCAACAATGCGTTTCTTGCCAGACGGCGATCCAGACAACACTTTTTTCTGGAAAGAACGTTTGATGATTAAACTTCCATTTAGTGGAGTAAAAGGTGATACAAGTTCACGTCCGGTACAAGTACAAGTTCCTTGTATGGAAATGTATGGCGAAACTTGTAATATCCTTAACGAAGTGCGTGGATGGTTTAAAGACCCAAGTCTTGAAGATATGGGTCGCAAGTATTGGAAAAAACGTTCTTATGTATTCCAAGGCTTTGTAACAGATAACCCGCTAGCCGATGACGAAGCACCCGACAATCCAATTCGACGCTTTATCATTGGTCCCCAAATCTTCCAAATTATTAAGCAGGCTTTAATGGATCCTGATATGGAAGAATTGCCAACAGATTATACTGCTGGTGTTGACTTCCGTCTTAATAAAACATCAAAAGGCGGTTATGCAGACTATGGCACATCAAATTGGGCACGTAGAGAGCGTCCACTAAGTGATGCTGAAATGGCTGCGATCAACGAACACGGTTTGTTTAATCTTTCAGACTTCCTTCCTAAGAAGCCAGATGAAACTGCGATCAAAGTAATGCAAGAAATGTTTGAAGCGTCAGTAGACGGTGAAGCATATGATGCAGATCGTTGGAGTAATTACTTCCGTCCAAGCGGAATGGCTGCACGTACTGGAGATCCTAATGTAACTCCAAGTAATGGTACAGCAACAAGCCAAACTGCATCAACACCAACACCTGAAGTAGCGCCTGCTCCAGTAGCAGAAGCAGCGCCAACTCCTGCTCCAGAAGCAGAAGCAGCAGCACCTGCAGGTGACGGCGGCGCACAAGACATCCTAGCGATGATCCGCGCACGTCAAGGACAGTAATATACTATGGGGGAGCAATCCCCCATTTTGCTTTTTAGATTAGGAGATACATATGGCAACTAAGGCATTCGATCCTACTAAGTTTAGGACATCGCTTACAAAATCCATTACAGGTATGAGTGCAGGGTTTAACGACCCAACTGATTGGATTAGCACAGGTAACTATGCACTCAACTATCTTATTTCAGGTGATTGGAACAAAGGTATTCCACTAGGCAAGGTATCTGTATTTGCAGGTGAGTCTGGTGCAGGTAAGTCATACATTTGTTCAGGCAACATTGTAAAGTCAGCACAAGATCAAGGCATCTTTGTAGTATTAATTGACTCAGAGAACGCACTTGACGAAGCGTGGCTAAAAGCACTTGATGTAGATACATCAGAAGATAAACTACTAAAACTTAATATGTCAATGATTGACGATGTTGCTAAGACTATTAGTACGTTTATGGCAGACTACAAAGCAATGAACGAAGAAGATCGCCCTAAGGTATTGTTTGTAGTTGACTCACTAGGTATGTTGTTAACACCTACAGACGTAGACCAGTTTAACAAGGGTGATATGAAAGGTGATATGGGTCGTAAGC